GGTGCGGAAACATTTGCTGCTTTACCTGGGCCTGTTAAAGCTATAGCTACTGCTTTTGCATTGATAGCACCTGCAATATTAGTAATAGCACCAACAATAGCGGCATTAATATTTTCATTTAAAACTATAGCTGCCGTTAAAATGGGTCTTGTAATAGGTAAAATTGCAACTTCTTTCGGTTTAGTAGTAACAGTGGTTAAAGGGGCTGTATTAGCTTTTGCACCTTTCCTAGCAACTGCCGCTATACCATTAGCAATAATAGGTTTAGGAGTATTAATATTTAAATTTAGAGATGAAATAGGTGCTGCTTTTCAAGCTATTGGTAATTTTTTAGTTGGTTTAAAAGACGGTTTTGTAAACATAATGATGATGATTGCAGACATAATAAAAAAACCATTTGTTGCCTATTTTAAATTTGTAAGTGGTGTATTTAATGGTGTTGTTAATGGTATAAGATCTGCTTTTAATGCAATACCTAATATTGTAAAAAGTGCTATTAGTGCAGCAACCGCACCATTAAGATCTTTTCTTAGTTTTATAAATAAAATATTATCAAGGCTTGCAAGATTAAGAAGAAAAAGAAATAGTGGTGGTGGTGAAAGTGGTGGAAGTGGTACACCGCCTGGTATGGCTGCTGGTGGTGTTGTATCAAGTCCACAACTAATATATGCAGGTGAAGCTGGTAGTGAATATGTTGTACCTGCACGAAAAGCGGCACAATTTTCTAAAAACTATTTATCAGGTCTTAGAGGTTCAGCAGCAATACCTAGATTTGCAGAAGGTGGTTATATTTCTAGACCTAACGTAAACATTACAACAGGTGCAGTAACACAAATGAATGGCACTAATTTTATAACTACAAATGATTTATCTTCTGCTGTTCAAAGTGGTATAGATCAGACATTAACACTATTACAATCTGATTTAAGAACTAGACGCTCAATAGGTATGGCATAATGGCTAATTTTGATATATTAACTTTTTTAGAATATTACGCTGATAAATCTAGCGTTTTAGATAGCAATGGTAAAAGATCTCCTACAAATGCTTATCAGAATTTTTATCAATCTGCACAAAACCTTACAGCAGATTCAGCTATAGATCAAACAATGAATTTTAATTATCTAGCATTTGATGCTAGTGGTTTTGCATCTACTGAAGCATCAAGTATTAGTGATTTAACAATAAATTTAGCTGCTACTGCTTCTATTATTGATCTTACAGATACAGCTATTGGCGGTGATCGTCTTGTTATTGCATCTTTATACACTCAATCTATAGGACAGGATACATTTAGTAATTCTGCTAGTCTTATCTGTAGATTTACAGGCACTATAGATAATGCGACTGTAGACGATACTACTGTTACATGGACTGTTAGCCCTGCAATATCAAAACAAAAAGCACAAGTACCATCAAGACGTATTAGCAGTGATTTGATGGGGAGGTTTGTTGCAACATGAACGATTTAGTTTTTGCTGTTAACATTAATGCTATTTTAGAAGATGGTAGTGAAGTTACAGAAGTTACAGGTGAAATTATTGATAATAAAAGAGTGTATAAATTATCTGATAATACAGTTTTAACTGGCACAAAAAAAATTAAAACTATAAAATATTCTTTGTTTGTAGTACCTCCTCAAATACTACCTTTTATAATGTCTAAGGAGAACTTATAATGGCTAGAACATATTCTTTTATTGCTGGTGGTGCAAAAATAAAACCATTATTTACAGGTGATGCACAAAAAAAATCAGAAGTAGGACAAGATGCACAAGTCTTAGATGAGAGTTTAGATAATTTTAAAAAACCTAATAGTGATCTTGATGTATCACAAAAAATAGCAACAACAGGTGAAACTGTTCCTATTGTTTTTGGTAAAAGAGCTAATAATATCGGTGGTGTATGGATGCAACCATCTTTAATAAAAGCAGGTACAGAGAGTTTTGTACAGAAATTATTGTTTGTTATATCTCAAGGTGAGATTGCAAGTACACCAATAAAATCTAAAGCATATACAGGATTAACAAAACTAAGTTTTTTAGATGACACTTCTATTACTCTTAGCCATATTTATGCAACAGCAGCAAGTTTGGCATCATCTCCTAATTCATGTCCTATATCTTCTACTGGTCTTTTTTGTGGTAATGATATATATACATATTTAACAGAATTATTTAAAGCATCATCAGGTACTAATTTAGAAAATGATCCTGATATTGGTAAAGATTATTGGGGATACAAAATAAAAACTTTTGGAACAGGTGATACTTCAAATAGTACTTTTATAATGTCTTTACAGGTTTTTGATGCTGAAACTGGAGATAATGTTACAACTGCTTATCAATCATATATAGGTTCATCAGATATGGAATTTGGTTTTAATCAAAGATTTTCAGGGAGTAGTTTTGTAGGTGGTAGAACCGTTGGTACTATTTTTGATGTTAATGCTTTAATAGGAGGTGGTTTATTTACACCAATAAATGCAACAACTGTTGCGGCTGGTACATACTCACAATCCGATTTAAATGCTCTTAATGCAGTTAGTAGTGGCAGAACTAAATTTATTAATAAATGGACTTTTGTTTCTGCTACTAACCAAGCAGTACCTAGTAACCCTGCAAGTACTGGTACTTTAGAAGGTGTTCAGTATGAATATAGAATTGGTACAAGTACAACAATCCAAAATACATCAAATAATAATTCATCTTTTGCTGATATTACTTTTTTAGCCGTATCAGGTAATTTATTTGATATTCCTTCTGCTGGTACTTTTCCTACTGCAACAAAACAACTTTATATTTTTTATGAACAGGGTGTGAAAGTAGATTTATTTAGTGCTGGTTTATCTGGTTCTAGTTATACAAATGGTGCTAGTAATCAATTTATAGATTTAGCAATGCATTTATTTAAACTATATAAAAAAATTGATGGAAACAATACAGCTACTATTGTTGCACCTGTAGAGCTATCTAATTTACAAAGTTTATCTACATTTTGTACTAATAACAGTATGTTTTTTAATGGCATAATTTCTAAGGCTGTTAATATTGTGGACTTTATAACAAAAACATCACCATATTATTTTTTATCTTTTTTATCTGTAGGGGGTAAATATCAATTTGCTCCAATTTTACCTATAAACGGTAGTAATCAAATAGATACAACTGCACTAACACCTACTGCTACATTTACAGAAGCTAATATTATCCAAGGATCATTTAAAAAGGGTTATTTAAGTGTAGAAGAAAGAAGAGATTTTATAGCAAATTGCATTTACACAGAATGTATACCTACAGCAGTAGCAAGAAGAAAAACAGTTAGTGTTAGATTTACAAGTAGTGCATTAGATTCACCTACGGAGCAATTCGACATGAGTGATTTTTGTGCTGATGTAAACCATGCCATCCTGTACGCAAAGTATGAACTAGCAAGACGCAAACATAGCACACATAATATAAGTTTTTCTACACCATTATTAACAACAGCCCTTATACCAACAAATATTATAAAACTACAACTACAACGTGAAAATAGTGTAGGGGACGATAGAACAGAAATAAATTATTATCAAGTATCTAGTATTACTTATGATAATGATGGTGTAAGTAATATAGAAGCTGCACATTTTCCTTTAGATACTAATGATAAATCAGAAATATCTTTAGAAATAACTACTGGTACTTTTACTGTTTTACAATGACTACTTTTCCTTCATTAGAACCAGAAACAAGGGCATTAGTATATGGAGACTACCCACAAAACGTACATGAAGGTTTAAGTGGTGGTAATGTCAGATTTAAAGTAGGTGCAAAAAGAATTTCACAAAGATTGACCATTACATATGAATATTTAACAGAAACAGAAGCACAAACATTATTAACACATTACAACGGACAAAACGGATCTATAGAACCTTTTGATTTATCTAGTTCAGTCTGGGCTGGTTATTCTACACCACCTGTTAGCAGTAGTAGTTATCAATGGCGGTATGCTCAATCTTTTCAGATTAGTATATCTTCACCAAATAGGTATAGTACATCTATAGAGCTTATTAGCGTACCTTTATAATGGCTACTTTTCCTACAATAATACCTACAACTAGATTATATACGCAAGGTGATTTCCCTAGTGCTATACAATCATCATCTAGTGGTGCTACAACAGGATTTAGAAGGGGTAATAGGCGTATAAACCAAACACTACAATTAACATTTGATAATTTAACAGAAACCCAGGTAAATCTTATAAGAACACATTATGATAGTCAGAGTGGTAGTTTTGAAATATTCTTTTTGTCATCTAGTACATGGAATGGTTATACAACACCCCCTGTTGCTTTAGTAACTGATTTTGCATGGTTATATGCAACACCACCAACTATATCTGATGGGATTGTAAGCAAATGGAATGTAGAAGTTGAACTTGTATCAGTACCTATTGATATTGGTGATTTGATATTTGATGCAGGGGATTCTGGTAGTACAGCAAGAACTTATATATTAGATGCCTTAACAAGTAGCTCATCACCTGCTAGAACTAATATAATAGATGCAAGGGATTCTTCTTAAATATGACTATTACATTAACTGCTTTACAAAAACAAAGAAGAGATACGGCAAGTAACTGGACATCTAATAATACTGTATTACTTGCAGGTGAATGGGGTATAGAGTCAGATACTAAGAAGTTTAAAATAGGTGATGGATCTACAGCATGGCAATCTTTAGATTATGTACCAATACCAGATACAAATAGGTTATTAACTGGTAATTTAACAGTAGGCACTAATTTAAATGTAAGCGGTAATGCAGTTGTAACAGGTAATTTTACAGTAAATGGAACTACAACAACGATAGATACAACAACACTAACTGTAGAAGATAAAAATATAGAGATTGGTAAGGTTTCTACTCCATCAGATACAACGGCAGATGGTGGTGGTATTACCTTAAAAGGTTCAACAGATAAAACTATAAACTGGATAGATTCTACAGATTCTTGGACATCATCAGAACATTTTTCTGTATCTGGTCAAAAAGAATTTAGGTATTTAGATTCTGATTCATCACATCATGTAGGATTTAAAGCACCTGCTACAGTTACATCTAATGTTGTATGGACACTACCAGCTACAGATGCAGGGGTTAGTGGTTACGTTTTAGCAAGTGACGCAAGTGGTAATCTTAGTTGGGTAGATCCTGGCTCTAGTACCAACCCTAGTTTTACAGGTGATCTTACATTACAAAATGATGGAAATATTAGAGGTTTTGCAACAGTACAAGCTACTTATACAGGATCAACAAAAACATTAACAGTAACAGTTGTAAGTAAAACTGCTGCACATAGGTATAACGGTAGTGGGTCTAGTAGCGGTTATAAGATAGACGGATATGAATCACCTTTTATTACACTAACTCCTGGTAGAACGTATAAATTTGATCAAGCTGATAGCAGTAACGCAAATCATCCCTTGAGATTTTATTTAGAAGCAGATAAAACAACAGCATATACAACAGGAGTTACTACAAGCGGTACACCAGGCTCTAGCGGTGCATATACACAAATTGCAGTTACAGATACAACACCTTTAGTTTTACATTATCAATGTTCAGCACATGCTTATATGGGTAATGCTGTATCTACAAATTCTAATGTTGTTAATTATAATGATTTACTAAATAAACCAACAATACCTACTAATAACAATCAACTTACAAATGGTGCTGGGTTTATTGATGGTTCTGCATTAAACGCTAGTAATTTAAGTTCTGGTACTGTACCTGATGCAAGATTCCCTGCAACTTTACCTGCTGTAAGTGGTGCTGATCTAACAAACTTACCTACACAAACAGACTCAACAAAACTACCTTTAGCAGGTGGTACTTTAACAGGTGATTTATTATTAGATAATCAAAAAGATTTACGTTTTGTAGAAGCGGATGCTAATGGTTCTAATTATGTAGCATTCCAAGCACCTGCGGCTATTACAAGTGATGTAACGTGGACTTTACCAGCTACAGACGCTTCTGTTAGTGGTCATGCTTTAGTATCAAATGCATCAGGTACGCTTTCATGGGCGGAAGCAGGTGGGGGCGGTGCTACAGGTGGAGGTACAGATCAGGTGTTTTTCGAGAGTGACCAAGCCGTTACAACTAATTACACTTTAACTGCGAGTAAAAACGCACATACAGTAAGTCCTACAATTAATTCAGGTGTCACGATTACTGTGCCATCTGGTGCAACTCTTGTTATTCTTTAATTATGAGCTTAGAACTATCAGGAACAACACCAGCGATCAAAGGAGTAGCTGGATCTGTATCCGCACCAGCTATTACTGGTGATGATGCTGATACAGGAATAAGTTTCCCTGCTGCTGACACTATCAAGTTTTCAACTGGTGGTGTTGAAAGAATGGCAATTAGTAATAGCGGTGTGAGTGGGATAACTGCTGGAATAACAATGGCAGATCAATGGTACTTAACAGCCACATTTACAGGAAATACAGATCCCGTACAAAACAATTTATCAAGATTTACTACTGCTGGTAATTTAGGATCAGCAATGACTGTATCAAGTGGTATATGGACTTTTCCTTCAACAGGTTTTTATAAAATTGACGTTTCTGCTCAAGTTTATAGAGCATCTGGGAATCAAAATGCGTATGCACAATGGAGAACAATACTTTCAACTGATAATTTTTCCAGTAATTTTGTAGGTGCGATAGCTGATGCTGGTTGGTTTGATAATTATAATGCCACAAGATTTGGTGGAGGTTCTTCTAGTGTAGTTTTTGATGTCACAAATGTTTCTACTCATAAATTAAAATTTAAAACTGTAGTTGAAGATAATTGCACATGGGGCGGTGATGCTACTGTTCCAGCAACAATGTTTAATTTTGTTCGTTTAGGAGATACATAATGAGAATAGACGGAAGAGCAGATCACATAGAAGATTACTTAATCACAGTAAGAAATGGACAATGGTTTGGATGGACAGATTCTAAAAACAAAATCTATGCAAACTTAATAGTTTTAGATGGAGGTTCTAAACCTACAGAATCAGATTGCACAACTGGACTTGCTGCATTACAAACTGCTTGGGATTTAGAAAATGATTCATATAAATCACAAAGAAGAGCAGAATATCCTTCTATTGTTGACCAGTTAGACGACATCTATAATAATGGTATAGATGCTTGGAAAGCTACTATCAAAACAACTAAAGACAAATATCCTAAACCATGAGCAAAATATCACTAAAACACTCAGGCGGTAATGTTGTTTCACTCAACTCACCAACCAATGCTCCAGGTGCAGCAGACGTAGCGTTTAAACTACCAAATGCTGATGGATCGGCTGGTCAGTTTATGAAAACTGATGGTTCGGGAAATTTAGCTTTTGCAGCAGCAGGGGGCGGTAAAATTCTTCAAGTTGTTCATGGTCATATAACATCTTCGGTAACTGTTAATAGTAATACTCCCACAGATATTGTTTCACAATCTATAACACCTTCAAGTACCAGTAGTAAGGTTTTATGTTTAGTTAATTTTCATCCAAAAACAAACGGAAGTGCAGCACAATTTAAATTTATAGCATATGTAAAAAGAGATTCACAAATAATCTTAAATGATGGTGAAATGTTTCAGATGAACAATGATTATGCTCCTAATGTTCAAATGTGTTCTTATACAATACTAGATACACCTAGTTCGACATCATCACTTACTTATAAATTACAAATATTCAGAGGAGCATCAGAGACAGGAAGAGTTATGTATTTAGAAGCATCATCTAGTAGTTCTGGTAATTATTGGAAAACACATACAATAACACTTATGGAGGTTGCAGGATAATGGCAGTAACAAAAGCAGAAGCATTATATTCTCTAAAACCTAACGCTGAATGGAATATGATTGGAGATACAATTAATTGGTTAGATAGTTCTGAAACACAACCTAGTGATTCTGAAATTGAAACAGAGGTTACAAGATTAACAAATTTATTACCAATGACGTTATTAAGAAATGAAAGGGATTCAAGATTAGCAGCTTGTGATTGGCGGGCTAGTTCTGATTTAACACTTGCAGATACTTGGAAAACATATCGTCAAAGTTTGCGTGATTTACCAGCTAGTGCATCGCCTACACTTGATTCTGATGGTAACTTAGATATGTCATCTGTTACTTTCCCAACTGAACCTAGTTAATTATGTCAGAGATCAAGGTAAATTCGATAAAAGGGGTAAGTGCAACCTCGGCTGCGATCAGCATAAATAATACTGATGGAACGTGTATTGCCAATATTACTAATAACCTAAGTAATCGTAATTTAATAATCAACGGAGCTATGCAAGTGGCTCAACGTGGTACGTCATCTGCATCTTCTAGTTATCAAACTGTTGATAGATTTTATCATGATGGTGCAGGGTGGGATGAAGCCATGACTCAAGCACAAGTTGATGTAGCAAGTGGAACTACACCATATACATTAGGTTTTAGAAAAGCATTTAAACTAACAAACGGTAATCAATCAAGTGGTGCTGATGCTAATGATTATGTATCGATAATAACAAGACTAGAAGCACAGGATATTGCAAATTCTGGTTGGAATTATACATCTACATCAAGTTATATAACCTTATCTTTTTGGGTAAAATCAAGTGTTGCACAAAATTTTTATGGATATTTAAGATCATATGACGGAACAAGCTACCGTTATCCTTTTGAAACAGGTTCTTTAACGGCTAATACTTGGACAAAGATTACAAAAACAATTGCTGGAAATAGTAATTTACAATTTGATAATGATAATAATTTAGGACTTGAGATAGATTTTATACCATTTTATGGAACTACTTACACAAGCTCTAGTACATCATTAAATGCGTGGCAAACTGGTGTTTTTACACCAGATAATACTTCTACTTGGTACACAACAAATGATGCGACATTTGAAATTACAGGAGTTCAATTAGAAGTAGATCATACTGGATCAGGCGTGGCAACAGATTTTGAGCATAGGTCAATAGGTCAGGAGCTTGCTTTATGTCAGAGGTATTTTTATCAAATAGATGGTAGTAATGGTGTAATTGCTGGTCTACCAGCAGGTTTTTTAAATGCTTCTGAATTTTTTGTATTAATTAAATTTCCTCTTAACATGAGAGCCACTCCAAGTTTTGCAGGAAGTTCAACAGCTTTTAGAGCAGTTGGTGCTGTTGATAGTGGTAGTAAGAATTTAAATAACTTAGGTATCTGGGGTACTGCTTCACCTACTAATATTGCACTACTTGTTAGTAGTACAAGTGGAGGAACTGCTGGACATTCGGCAGCCATACAATTTCAAGCTGACAATGGCTTTTTACAATTTTCTGCGGAGCTTTAATTATGGCAACTAAATACAAATTTTATCCAGATACTAAAGGTGTTGTACAAAAAGCAGTACAACGCACAACAGATGATGGAACTATTACTTCTATCCCATTTGACGAAGCAAACACCGACTACCAAGAGTACCTTGAGTGGGTAGCAGAGGGAAACACAGCCGAGGCTGCTGATTAATTAACCTTATGTTTTTCTATTTGTTTTGTCATTAATGACATACTCACCCATAATGGTGCAATAGCACATAAAGCCATAAATAGTATAATAGTTACAGGTACTAATGCTTTTAAAAACGCTTCTTTTATCATGCAAAAAATAATTAATGCTATTGCCTGTATTACATTTGTATTAACACTAGGCTCTATAGGTTCAGCATACTTTGGTTATAGATACATAACAAGTCCAAAAGGACAAGAAAAAATTAAAAAACAAATTATTGATGAACTAAAAAGTAATATGCCTAGTCTTATAAACAAAGAGTTACCATCTTTTACTAAACCAGCGATGCCAATACTTCCAAAAAAACCTTCTATTAGTTTATGATATTTGGTTTCATAAAAAAATTAGTAAAATACTATATAGATAAAATTGTGTCTTGGCTAAGAATAAAAAAATTACAATTAGAACTAGATAAGGAAATAAAAAAATATCATGATGATTTAGATAAAAAAGTAAAAAAACCTAAAATTATAGAACAAGGTAAATTTGGGCAAGATGGCTATACAATCTCAATAGGTGATGTAGATAAAGATGCCAGAAATTAATTTAATACCTACCTCATCAATACCACGCATACCTGTAATAAATATACCTGTAGAGCAATCTTTACCTAAT